CCGTAAAATGTTACTGAATAACTATCAGGTCTTCCGTTTTTTAGGTTCGTCTTTTCGAGCTGAATTTTACCACGTCTAAATAACACCGTGTCAACTTCAATAAAAGCGTTGTATCTATTTTGGTAATCTATTATTCCTAAAGAGTCAACATCATTTTGGTAAAAGTGTTTAAATATAGCGTTGTTAGTTGGTGAACACGGAATTGTAAAACCCTGTGAATAGTCTGTAAAGATTTTACTTATATCCGAAATATTTTGTATTGTCGAACTTACGGAAATCTTTTCATCATTAAATAATTCTAAACGTGCAAAGTTTGTTTCCGCTTGTGCAAAATCTGTTTCAATAAAAATGCCAACTTCTCTTTTCATTATATTACTGAATTAATAACATCGTATGCAAACTCAAAGTCTAAACTATAATTTATTTGTTTCGTGTTTATATGCTTAAACAACTCCGTGCTTTTAGTATTAATCTTTGCAGGTTTGTTGTCAATCAGTATTCGTTCGCTTAACATTATTTGTTTTAAAACTTCTTTCCAAGTTTCCTTAACCCAACCTGTATTTACTTTAATACTTTTCTTTCCATTAGTATTAAATGTTTTTCTTTGTCCTTCTAATCCACTATAAAAAGTTGTTGGAAATTGTGATGTTTGCATCAAATTGTATTCCGTGTTTTCAACATTAAAGTTATCTGTACTTGCTTTAAAAAAGAATTCTCTTTGCCAAGCTCCGTACTTGTTTACAAAGTCAATTATAACAGGTGTATATTTGCATTCTTCTAACGGATAAAAATACCAAGTTGCTTGTACTGCTGAAGCTCCGTTTAAAATTTCTACTTTGTTTCCTTCGTTTACGTTTGCAGTTCTTACTCGTGGAATATCAAATGTCGAACTTGCTACTGCTAAACTTGTTACTACTGCGGTGCTTAAATTTGTGTAACGTGCTGTAAAACTTGCGCCTGTTGTTACTCGTATTTTTCCTGCGTCTGAAGTAGGATTATAGTAATAATTTCCTGCGTCAAGTCCATAGTTTCCTAAATCTTTATTATAAAGGTCTTCGTAATATGTATAACCGTCAAATGCTATGTGTGTTTGTGTTGCTCCTACTTGTGCATAGGTAGTGCCGTTATACCAATAAAGTTTTAGTTGTACGTTTACTCGTTCATTCGTTGGGTTTGTTACTGCTGAATTTCCACCTGCTGCACACAAATTGAATTTTATGTATTCTCTAATATATGGACTAACATCGTACAAAGTGTCAATATTTGTTGGTGAAGGAATTAATTTACTTAACGTGTATGTAGGTGTTCCGCCAAAAGTTGTTGGACTTAAAAATATTTCCAACTTTGAACCAACTTGTGTTGATTGTGCTATTCTTACTATATACGGTGAACGTGCAAATATATTAGCCATTATTTCTTTTCGTTTTTAAATTGTGTTTGTTTAAATAAATTCATTGCGTCTAACCCAAACTTTTCAATAAGTTCATCAGGCAATCTTTTAAACGCAGCTTCAAATGGTTTGGTAAAAAATAAACTCGGTTTTATTCCTTGATGGTAAACAGTATCTCTAACTGCATACGGATTAAGTCCTTTACTTGCGCTCCATTGCATAAAATGTTTAACGCTTGGCTTCTTACCTATCTTAAATTTAAACTCACTTTGTGGAGCGTTTTGTTTCCACATTTTACCTTTATTATTCGTTCTTTTGAACTTGCTTGTTGTTGCACGAACTCCACCAACTCCTTTAACTCCTTTGTCTTGAAATTGTCCGTACAAATTCATTTCAAAGTCTATAGACAAACTATTTGGCATTGCCTTAACATTTCCTTTTAAACTTTGCCAAAGTCCTTTTGTGTGGTTCTTTTTTAAGGTAGTTAAATTCTTTCGTGCTTCTTTAATTACCGACTTTGAAAACCTATCTAATTCTTTTTGTACTTCGCTTTGTTTCATCTTAACAAATTGTCATTTCATTAGGTGTTACAATGTCAAAAGTCATAGTCCATCCTGCCATATAATTCTCAAAACGTTCTGTAAATGGTTCTAAATTAGCAGTTCCTTCAACCATAAATAAGTCGTATGCTAAACTTCCGTGTTTTATTATTTCGTAAGCCCTATTTAATACTGCGTGTTGTGTATTTAGTACGTCAATTTCGTTGTCGTTACCTAAAAAAATATTTGTTGTTGCGTTCTTGGACAAGTCTACAACATCCATTGCTATTAAACTAATATTCCAAGTTGTTGTGCGTTCGTCTAACGTGCAGTTGTTTACCATTATATGTAATAAAGGAAATATTGTTTGTTTACTTAAATCTACTTTAAATATGTCGCCTTGTGTTACCGTGTTAACAATAACGTCTGCGTCAAAGTGTGTTTTTAATTTGTCTAATAAGTTGTAATAACCTGTCATCGTTTTAGTTTATTAAGTTGGCGTTGTTCAATTTCTTGCTTTTGTTTTTCGAAGGTAAGATAGGTGAGACATTGAGTAAGTCGATAGCTGGTGACTGTGTCAAATCTTGTAATGTCTCCCTGAGCGAGTGCATAAATTGATTGATACCAACCCCATTGTTTTCCAAATTGAGCTTGTTCGCTAAACTCGTTTCCGTCTTCTTGTTCGTCTTTATCTGCCGTTCCAAATAAGTAAGCGTAGCTGTCAATAATTCGCTTCCTAAATTCCAAAAAAAAACACTTGAACTTATTGCTATGTCAACAGGCGTGAACTTCATTAACTCGTGCATTTCTTCCATAGGTGTATAGTCAACTATTTCGTACTTGTCTTTGAACTTCATTTTAATAGGTCGGTACATAACAGCCATTGCTTTGTGATAGTCTTCCCACTTTAACAAATTGTTTTCTAAATCTACGTATTCGCCAAAACTTATTTCTTCAAGGTTAGTTATAAACCCAAATTCTTGTGTGCCTATTTTAAACGTTGGTTGAAACTTCGGCTTTTCGCTAAACAACTTTGTAAAGTGTGTTATTAATTCGTTTAAACTTGTAAGCTTCATTTTGACAATATCCTTTAGTTCTATACCGCAGAATATTTGAACCATTTTTTGCGCTATAAATTCTTCGTCGTTGCTTCCTTCCTGTACCTTTAAAAATTCTTGGTAGCTTTTTAATGGTATTTCACTTAAAGTTGTTGGTACGTTTATTTCTAACTTCATATCTTAATAATTAATTATTCGTGTTTTTGTTGTGTTCGTTTTTTTGTATGTAATCGTAAGCTTGTTTTAGCATATTAATATCTCTAATGTCTCGTAAATAAATACGAACCTTTACACCTTTTTTTTGGTAGATGTAAATTTGTACCGCTTGCATCATTATTTCTAAATCGTTCATCGTATAAAATATTGTCCGTGTGTATTGTTTAGTCCTAACGTTTCCATTTCGTGGTATCTAACAGCATCAATAGCGTGGTCGTTTTTGCCTTGTGGCTTGTTTAATGTTTTTCCAGACTTGTCAGCATCCCAACAGTAAGCTCTTAATTCTTTAATAAGGTTTGTGCTTTGTGAAGTAACTAAATAATTTTGTGACTGCATTATTTGTATTCCGTAGTTTACACTATCTGCGCCCTTTGTTACTCCTTTTATTTGTTGTCCTGTTCTTCGTATTTCTTCAATGCTTTTAGGTTCGCTGCTATCTGCGTATGCTATTACGTGTTTTTGTAGTTTCTTTGCTATGTCGTTATTCAGTAAACTTGTTTGGTAACATATTTCGTTAAGTATTCTTTGCCCGTTGTAATTGTAAACTTCTACTATGCTTGTAGGGTCGTTTGAATACCCGAAGTCTAAACCGTAACCAAGTAAACGTGCTTCAGTTGGTATTGTGTCAATTAGTTTGTAGTTTGAAAATATAACTCCTTCTAACATTCCGACAAGTCCTTCGCCATATACCCGCCACCAATTAGCCCAATAACTGCTTGTCGTGGCTTTTAAGCGGTTCTTTTCTATTTCCGCTACTATTCGTTCATCTAACGCTTCGTTGTCTTTGTACGTCAATATTAAAAAGTCTGTGTCGGGTTCGTCTTTTAGTTCCGTGTGTACCCAAAATTCATTCGCAGGGTTAAAGTCAAGGTATATTCGTTTTTTTGTACGTATTGCAAGTTCGTTGTAACTTTCAAATGTTACATTGTTACATTCGTTTATGTAAAGAATATCACGCCTTGCACCCCTTAATTTTGAACTATCGTCTGCACTAAAAAATTCTATATAAGAACCGTTTGAAAATTCGTATCTTAATAAAGATTTGTTAAACTTATCTTCAAAGAACCTGTTACTCCAACGCATTATTTTAACGAAGTCTTTTAATGCGCCCCTTCGTAAGTGTGGAATGCTTTCAGCTACAATACTTATTTCCGTGTTTTTGTGCTTTGTCGCTATGTCAATTAATAACGGAATAACCCCGAAAGTTTTACCCGCTGAAGTACCGCCTTGAATTATTTTTATTCGCTTGTCTAACTTTGCAATTTTACTAATTGCAGTCGTCCGTATTAACATCAGGAAATAAAGGTTGTTCTATATTTGTTTGTTCTATTTGTTGAACAGGCGCACCATAGCCACTATCCATAAGTGCTTTG